GTTGAAATGTATAATCAGCTACTACAGTATCAGATGATGAAGCATCACATAAAATATCAGATTCATATCTGTCAAATTCAATAACATTATCATTAACTGTTACCGTATGTATCAATAATGTTCCAGATGGAACAGCGTATTTAGCAGACCATCTTGCTGTAGGAGCCGAAGCATTTCTTGATAATTGTGCTTGTTTTGCTGCAAATCTCCATCTAGTCCTAGTTAATAGATTTTCTAGTGTAGATTCATAGAGTTGATTAGCTACTTTTGATTCTGTAGTACTTTCAGAAAAAGAGGTTATTGTATTAGCACCTACTAATACTAAAGCCTTACTACATATATCAAATTTACTATCACTCATAATTTAAGTGGGGGAGAGATAAACAAGGAAACCCTCCCCCTGAA